ATCGTAGATATTGAAGATGAGTCAATTATGTGTTCTATGTATTGCCTAACTTTTGAAAGTAAGTTTATAATAGTAAATCGACATTTCATTGATTCATGGCGAAGGAAAAGGAGTTCAGGGATGAATGTTAACATTGAGATTGAATTGATTAATAGTACCGGTGATACTTTGCGAATGGAAAAGGTTGCAATAAATGAATCTATGATTAAGGATATTAAGAATGATCAAGGAACATCATGTGACCTATGTTTGGTTTATTTATCTAATGCCAATATAAATGGAGCAGGGAAAATAAGTCAATTTATACCTACGCGTAATGAATTTGTACAAATGCTGAGAGGTAAAGATATAGAATCTACAATTATAGGTAATGAGAAACAAGATGATATAGATGTAGTTACAAAGATGCGCTATGAATTGGTCACAGCAGATGGTGATGATATGACAATGATTCTTAGTACGTTTTGTGATGGTATAACTAAAAGTGGAGATTGTGGTAGGCCATATTATTTTAATAATAATGTGTCCAAGCCTTTGTATGCTCTACATTCGGCTTTGGCTAATGGCACACGACGTGCAGGAGCAACACCACTTATATTAGATGATATTATGGAGGCATACAATACATTTAAATCTAGTGAATTACCCATAGAAGAGGAAATTAATTTTCAGTGCAATGGGAAAATTAGTAAATATTGGAATACTCCCATTGAAAATTTAGGAGAAGTTAGTGTAAATGGTATTAAGTTGAGCACAGTAATGATTGATAAGACAGATAAAAGAAAATGGTTAGAACATGATGAATGGCCTAACAAATATGCACCTTCTTATAAGGGAATTACAGATGATTTTCACGCAATGTATTCCAATGCACAAAAGTGTATTCCAAAGTTCACACATGTTGTTGAACCGCGTATGCATGAATTGTGTGTGCAGCAGTATGTACAACAATTTCCACAGGAAAGGGATAAGCATTTATTGACCGAATTTGAAGTTATTAATGGATATGATACTATGAATAGACTAGTTATGAGCACATCTAGTGGTATCTTATCAAAATGGTTCAACAATGGTAAATATGATTTTTTCGATAAAATTGATGATGTTAATTATGCTTTTTCAGAGAAAGCAAAAACCTTTATTATTCCCATACATGGTCAAACATTTGTTAAAAGATTGTCGGACTTAGAAGATAATCTTAAAGTGGGCATTGTTAAAAATAGCCCAGTATGGGTTGCAACTATAAAAGATGAATTACGGAAAATTGAAAAGGTCAAACAAGGTAAAACACGAATATTTGAACAACCATCATTAGAGTATACTATGTTAGTTCGCAAGTATTTTGGTAGTTTTCTTAATTATATTAGGAAAAACCCTGGATTTGTAACTCATAGTGCAATTGGAATTGACTATGAGGCACAATGGAAAAGTATTTTTGATTATTTACGTAGTAAAGGTAAGTATGGATTTGATGTTGACTATACAAATTATGATGGTAGTGTATCACCACAAGCATTTGAATTTTATCGTAGAATTACAGATGAATATTATGGTAATAGATGTCCAGTTAGACATGGACTACTATACATATTACAAAACTCATACGTATTGGTTGGATTTAATTTGATGAAAACAGAATTAGGCAACAAGTCAGGTAATCCTATGACTGACGTTTTTAATTCAATAACAAATGTGTACATTTTGTATGCAAGTTATTTGAATGGACGTATATCAGCTGGATTGAGCCCAGATTTTACTGATTTTCATCGTGATGTAGCATTATTAACTTATGGAGATGATGTTATTATATCAGCAGATTGTAATACTTTAAAGTATTTTAATCGACAGAGTGTATCTGAAACTACAACAAAATTAGGCTTTATAGCCACATCCGCAGATAAAAGCGGGAACCTACAAAAGTTCGAAAACTTATTAGAATTACAATTTCTTAAATCGAAATTTGTACCTCTAGATTGGTGTGTATTAGCGCCCAAACCAATCGAAATAGCTATTCGTGAATTACAATTTATTAGCAAACAAAATAAAGGAGATAAACGAATTAAGAAAGATTTATTTGAGAATGCGATGCGTTTTGCAGCGCATTCTGGAAAGAGTGAAATAGAAAAATTACAACGACAGTGTGCCGATAGAGGCCACAATTTGCGATTTGATTTTGAAGATTTTATTCAAGATATAATTGATAAACAGCGG